CAAGGATAATGAAACCTACAAAGATGGGCCAAATGGAACTAATTAAATCAACGTACTCCATTGTCACACTGGCCTATCTTAATTTCCAAGTCGTTTATCTTTGTCCTGAGTTCCCTGACTTCTTTTGAATGTTCTTCCAAAGCCATAATCTTAGCGTTCTGGATGAGGTCATCAGGTAACGCACCTCTGAGTCCCAGAGGCCACTCACGTACAAATGCTGCGTTTTCCTTTATGGTCATGTCCTGTATTGACTGACCGTGTTCTAATGTAGTAATACGGCTGTTTAGCGTCACGTAGGCTGCGGTAGCTACAACTAAGGAAGCTCCTAAGCCTATCAAGTTACGCAGAGGTACAGTAACTTTAGTCTCGTCACTAATCTCCGGCATTGAACCAACCTTTTACAGTGTCAGTCTCAATGATTCTAATTACAGTCCATACAATGCTCAAAGCAGCAGCCACAGCAGGAAGCCAGCCCATCAGGGTTGACACTGTAGTAGTTACTGCAATTACGTCTACTGCGGCTTTTGCTTCTTCTTGCATTATTGTTTTGCCTTACCAATGTTGACAGCTAGTAGGTCTACAAACTTGTACAGCTTTGCAATCCACTCGTCGTCTTTAGGTGTCGGAGTTACTGCTGCGATAATACTTGCGACAGTGACTATGGTTGTTACAATGGATACTATGCCCATCAAGTCCATTACCATGGTACTCCTGCTGCTTGAGTTGGGTTCTTGTCTGCTTCAATCTTAGCAGCCAGTGATGCTTCAATAGCGTCCTTGTCCACTCCGTCAGCCCAACACCAACCTAAAGCCATTTCTTCAGTGATGCTGCCGTAAGCTACCCAATCAGGACTAGAAGGATCAGGCGCGAACCCACAAGTGCCATAGCTAGAAGCTGAGTAGGTTACAGCGTCATCGCCTTCGCCTACTGTTTCTGATGCAGTAGCTCGCCAGTGGGCTACTACTACTCCACCGTCTGATAACTCACGTTCTAAAGTTGAGATTGTCCAAGTTGTCATGTTTGTCTCCTGTTAAGATTCTAGTTGCGCGACTCGTGCGCGTAGGCTTTGGATTTCTTTGAGCATCATTGGGACGAGCTTGCTGTAGTCAACGCCCATCATTTCTTCAGGGTCTTCTGGTGCTGACACAGCTTCCGGTGCAACAGTCTGTAGCTCTTGTGCGACCATTCCGTACTTCTGATGTGACCCGTCAGCTTTCCAGTCAAATGATCTGACTTGGATAGCGTCAATGTCATCAGAAGCAGAAGGTGCGTCTACGATGTTGTCTTTGAGGCGTTGGTCTGAGGATGTGGCGTAGGTTGTTGCAGAAGTTGTAATAGCAATACTGCCTACTTG